AAAATCTTTTAATAAATCAACCTCTACTCTTTTGCCGTTGTTAGCTTTAAAAATTAATTGCCTCTGCCCGTGATTAAAATAATCTTCCGGACAAGCTCTTGAATAAGTAGCGGTAATGCAATAAGATTTAAGCCTTTCCGTGTCGACACTTTCAATAATATCTTTTAAAACAGTTCCCTTGTCTTCCGGTTGTTGAATGTTTGGGATATTAGTCCAATACAAACGCTTTCTCATCTGGGCTGTCAACAAAGCTGAGTTAATCATAATCGGTTCAACTCCTAAAAGTTCGCTAATCTTATCCTTCCACTCTTTTTTCATTGAGTTGACATTCTCAAAAAGAAAATATTTAGGTTTACAAATTTCTAACGCTTCTAAACATTTTGAGAATAAACCGCTTCTTGCCCCTTCCAATCCTTTTCCGTCTCTTTTGGCAACTGATAAATCTTGACAAGGAAATCCAGCCACTAATAGATCAAAGCCTACAAAGTCTTCAAATTTTACATTATTAACATCTCCAATTTGAATGATGTTTGGGTGATTGGCTTTTGAAACTTGGATTGCATATTTATCAACCTCACTCGCATAATATTCACAATCAACACCTAATTCTTTTAGGGCTTGAGCGGCGCCAGAAATTCCATCAAACAGTGATAATACTTTCATTATTTCCTCTTTATTTTGTTCTTAGTTGGTGGGTTTGGAGTTGGTTTATTTAGCTGGAAGGAGATACCCTTCCCAGTTACTGGGCATTTGAAATCCCACTTCTTAAGAAAGGCTTGCATTATGGGGCTAAATATTAATGTCTCTGTATATTTAACCCCCATTATTTCTCCTGTTCAATTGCGTAGTGCAGCAGCGCCAATGCGTCTGCCTCGTTGTCATCTTTTGGATTGAAGCCAAGTGCTTGAACTGCTTTTATGACCGCCTGCTTATCTGCGTTGCCCTTCCCTGTGATATGTTTCTTGATTGTACCAACGGGTACACCTTGATAAGGGATACCGTTATCTTCACAAAATGTTGTAAGGATCGCTTTGAAACCCCCGTAGCAGTGGGCTGCGTCAACTCCGATATGCCTCCGCACTTCCTCAAAATAGACCACCTGGATACCAAGTAAAAGTATCCCTTGGATTCTCTCCAGTTCGTGGCGAAAATTAACAAACCTTCGGTCAGCACTTTGGAACCTAGTGGCCTTAAAATTTTTAGTGTGAGAAATAGTTTTAGGGCACGCACCTTTACCTATGCGAAGAGCAAAGCCGGTGTTAGTACCTAAATCTAATGCAAGAATATTTTTCATTTTATTTTACCCCACATTTCCAGCGCCAAACCCGAGGTCACTATCACCACCTCACTCACCGTAGCTGAAAATTCTGCTAAGGATAGGTGGTTAAGATGCTCTTTGTTGATTTGCAATACTCGTTTATTTTGTGAGACACCTGCGGTGTCCAGCATATAGTGTAATTGAGCGATGGCATTAATCATGTTGCCCGTAGTTAATTCACCCGGGACAAAAACGGCATTTATTTTTGGCATAATTTTTCTATTTGTTCAAGTTGTTCAGTTTCTAAAATAAGGCGGTCAAGATAAACTTTGGCTTTTTTCAAATCCAAAAGTCCATCTTTGTGTTTATATCGGGTGACATATTTTATAATGTTACCTTCAATAAAATTCATCCTTTGGGCGGAGATAAAATCCCAAGGTTCAATTGCTCCGGTGCGGTAGTGCAGCGGATCTAATTTAATGTTGTCGCTCATAATTTATTTTTTATAGTGTTTGCCTATCCACCCGCTTGATTCCACTGGGCAGCCTACAGCCCAATCAGGTGTTTTGGCCATAAGGCTGTCAAAATTTTTCTGCACTTTAACTAAGTCATCTTTGGTTAATCCGGCGGTGTCAAACTCTGCCACCAATTCATCATGCACAGATAGCACAACTTCAAAACCGGATTCCTCAACTCGAAGCATAGCCTCCGCCATTAAGTCGCGCGCGATAGCTTGGACAATATTCTCTACTAGTTTTCCACCGTAGGTGCTGATGCGGTAGCAACCGCCAAGTTTTTCCCCAAGATAAGTTAGCTCAACACCATCACCCCAATCACTTTTCTTAATCTCAAATTTTGGGCTATAATAATGCAGGCTCCGCCCACTTGGCAATAAGCATTTAAGAAACCCATTCTCTACGGACCAAGTGATCTTGCCACAAATTATTTTCTGACGCGAACGGACCGCTGCATAAGCCGCGCGCTCTTGTTCTTTCCAGCATAAAGGGACTTGGGGGTAGTTGTTTCGGTATGCTTGAATTGCCACTCTAGCTAAATCCTCCGAGACGGTAATGCCCCAGCTTAAACATGTTTTATAAAATGTCGCTTCACCCATACCATAACCAGCGCCAAGAATGGCTGCCTTGCCTAGTTGTCTTTGCTCTGCAGTGACTTCTTCAACTGGCACATGATAAATTTTGGATGCCATATCTTTGTAAAGGTCTTCTCCGTTGCGGAATTGCGCCAACATTTTTTCACTACCAGCAAGCCACCCTAAAACTCTGGCTTCAATTGCGGCAAAATCGGATACCACCAGTAGCTTACCTTCTGGCGCGCAAACCATACCTCGGATCGCAGCAGACATAAAGTTCATCACATTTGAGTGCAACATCTCAATTGCTGTGGCGCTGCCCCTCTTGATCATCTTAACTGAGGTGTCCATATCTTTGATATTACCGCGCGGTAAGTTTTGGAATTGGACCAATCGTCCTGACCATCTGCCCGTTAATGCACCGTGGTATTTAAGGACATCGCGAATGCGGCCATCGCTGGTGGAAGAGTTTAGCATGGCTTCATATTTGGCGGTGCTGGTTTTGCCAAGTGCCTGCCGGATTTCTAAAATTCTTTTAACCTTTGGGTTCTTTATGCCGTCAATCACTCCTGCCAAATATGCTTTGTCATAGGCGTTGACTGACTCCCCTTGCTCTTGGCACCAAGCCATAACTTTGGCTCTTTGGTTCACTGTCTCAAAAGCGCCCTCACTAATTTCTAAAACTTCTTTACTCAGCTTACCAATATATTCCTCAAGGATTTTCAGCGCACCTCTCACTGCTTCTCTGTCAACATAGACACCGCGAAGATTTATCTTCTGGTCAAGTTGCCATATTTCTAATTCTCTTTTTGGTAGCCCTCCTAAGCGTGTGGACAAAGCATATTCTGCTTCCACATCCGATTTGCAATAGTCATATAGTGTTTGGAATTTATCCGCACTATCTTCTGGTAGCATAAAGCCACCAGTTTTTGATTTAGGTTTGCATAATTGCAGCATCACTTTCTTGCCCTCGAGGTCTTTTACTACACCTAAACCTAGAGCAGCACCAGCTGTTTGCAAGCTGCGGGGTAGTGCATGATATGCCGCCACTGCGGCTGAACAGCGCCATCTGTGGTCCACAATTTCTGGCCAGCCGTAGCGCTTGACCATAATGTTTTTCCAAATTGCCTGCTCAAAAAAAGCATTGTGGGATTCAAAAATTTCTTTTCCTTCAATAACGGCTTCGGATAAAATAGTCCGCCCTACCTCTTTTTTACGGGTGAGGGTTTGGAGTTGCTCTTGGGTGATAAGGCTTACTCCCCCTAAGTTTTGTTTTGTAGCTAGACAAATAATGTCAGTGCTTGGGTGTAAAGAGTATTCCCAAGCACCAACCTTTTTAATGTCTGCCTCTGATCTTGTTTCAAAATCTAAGTAGATCATATTATCCTAAAATAGATTTTTTCTTAGGGGCATAGTTAGCTGCATCATCTGCACCTTCACTGATTGATTCAAACTCACTTTCAGCATCTATTCTTGATGCGCCAAATGGTTCGCCTTCCTTAACTTTTTGGAAGTTAATTAGTGAAAGAGACACACCTTTGTTGCCACCTTTTTCATAAGCAAAGCTGTTAAAGCTGGCTCTACCAAAACATCCGCCGTAAATGTCTTCTTCGGCAATGATTGGCTGAGTAGCTGCGTCAACAACACCCGGCTTACGGGTAGTTTTTAGCGTCACAAAGTAATGGTCGTGGTATTCTGGGGCATAAGGTTCACCGTTGCTTTTGTGACCATCACCATCTTTGATTGGTGAGCGCAAACCTTTAGGTGGTTTAGCACCCCATTTTTCGCCGATAGCTTTATCAACTGCATTTTTAAGAACTGAAATGTCAGTGTCTTTAGTAAATAAAATATCAACTGAGTATTCCATTTTGGGAGCAGCTGGGTTCATATCATTTAGTTTTGGTTTTAGTAGGTTAGGGAAACTAATTCTACCGAT